CCGTGTACCGGTTTGCGCGATAAATTTCATTGATCATACAAGGGACCCATGGCGTGTAGAACAGCGTCATGACACAAGCACTACCCCTCTCACAGTGCCGAGACCTGTTACACTATGCTCTGAGTCGCGTGTTGCATGTACGTGACGCGCGTGACGTCCCTGACGATCTGTTACGCTCGGTGACAGACCCTGGGCCCACGGGCCTTGCCATGCTGATGGCCGACCACGCCGACCGCCCGTGCAGTGCAATTGTCGAGTTGTCACGCGTCAACCCCGCCCTCGAGACGGACGAGGTGCGTGACTGGTCTGTCGTCGGAGACCTGGGTGATGCAGTGTACGACTTTGAGAACGCACGTGCTGTCCACGTGCGTGGCGCCGTACGACCCTGCGCGCCTGTTACTGCGTTCACGGCGTGCTCGCCTCTCATCACGCTGTGGTACCCGTCAACGCAGTTTCTCGTCGAGCCTTACGACTGTACACGACCGGTGCGAGTCAAAGTCATGTATATGCCGCCGTCACTGCGTCGTTTTCGCATTGATGCGACGTTTTGCGATCGACTTCACACGTGTTTCTTTGACCAGTCATTGCGCCACGTGCCAGTGCCCACCTGCGTCGACACGCTCGACCTGGCATGTGGCAGTAGTAACACGAGTCGTTGATTCGTGCCATTTATACACACACACACACACACACATGCGCGCACGCACGTCTAGCCGCTTTTTCTACCCACTCGGTACGCCCTGACACCAAGGTATCCCAGCAGCGCGAGTAGCAACAGGCCCACAAGGACACCGACGGCAATGAGCACGGGGCTTGTGCCGCCGCCGACGTCTCCAGTAGGCTCAGTGTCAACACGTGCCGGGTCGACCTGACCAGCGTCGCGCATCGCCTCCTCGCGCTCCCGCTCCTCCTGTACCATCTCGTCGGCTCGTTCGCTTTCAATCTCACTCTCACGCTCTTGCTGCTCACGCACCGTGGCCGCCTCCTCGCCCAACTGCTCGCGGATGGCCTTTTGCATCTCCTCGTCTGACACCTGTTGACGCACGTCCACCTCGACGCGCTCATGCTCGGGCTGCCCGCATTGATTGTCGATGGTCACCTGGCCGATTTGAACCCGGCCGCCCGCAGTGATCTTCAACAGGTTCTGGCACAGGTTGGGACAGCCGCTGGCGCGTTTCCACTCGAGCAGCGTCGTAGGCTGATACGCGTCTGCGTTAACACACGCGGGGCTGTGACAGATAACGAGCAGACCCTCGTCGTCCTTTGGCACGTTGATGCAGCCACAGGCCGGGTGGCCGCGCATCGACGACAGGCGACAGAAGCGGCGCATAATGTCGTCGCATGGCACCGACGGCTTAATAAACGTGCCACACGTAACGCCAAACGTGCCCTTGCCCATGCAGCACTTGAGGATGTCGCTCATCGACATGGGGCCCGCAAACACCGCCTGTCGGTCGTACGACGTGTCCACGCCGGCGCGACGCACGTAGAAGGTTCGTGTCACCGGGTTGCGCATTACGGTGGCACGCAGGTGATAGTGTTTGTTGCGTGGCTTGATCTCCTGTGGCGTGACGGGCGCCGCGCTGAGAAGTTCACGGCGCACAGCATAGTACGGCCCGAGACCCCAGAGGCGCTCGGCGTCGGCCGGCGTCGTTTTCGTCCATCGACCGTCGACCAGGCGCTTTGGTGTTACAATGTCGCCCAGCACCACCCACGTGGCACGATCGGCGTCCGACGGAAACTTGGCGCGCCACACGGTACACACGTCGCGCGTGTCCTTTGTCGCGTCGTCGAGGGGCCGCCCAACGAAAAAGTCGTCGATAACCTCCTCCCAGTCTGTAACACGACGCGTGCGTGCAACACTGGCATTGTCGCTAACTGACACGACCAACTGCGCCATCGTGTCAACGGGCCGCACGTCCGTGTCCTCGTCGTGTTGAAACAGCACCTGGCCAATCTTGCCAAACCCCTTGGGCAGTGACGCAGCCGGCTGCACGCCGCACGTTGCCATCCACACGGCACGCGGCGCGTACAGGTCCTTGGCGTCGCCCATAAAGTCTACGTCCTGCCGCGTGTACCACTGGCCGCTGCTGCCGTAGAAACACCGGAACGGCTGGCGCCACGTGCGTCCGTGACCGGTCGGCGTAATGGCGGCCGACGTGCCAGCACGCTGCGCGTCGAGTGCCTGCGACGGTGCGCCGCGGACGAACAGATGTGTGTTGGTGTTTGTAGACTTGGCTTCGAGTGCCTTTGCGTCGTGCAGCCACGCGGCACGTCCGTTCCACTCGAGCGAGAAGCCGGCGCACCGAGTCGGATCCTTGGCACACTCGGCCTCTGCGATTTCAAACGCGCGCCCCGTGTCCTCGGCAGCAATGCCAATCTTACGATAGGACTTTGCGCCCGACCATCGATGCGGCGTCCAGTCGCTCGCCTCGCGAAACAGCGGGTTGCGATCGCCCGTGTAGAGTCCGCTTGTTACCGATCCGCTGAGGCGCTGTCGAAACTCGGGTTGCTCGAACGCGTCGTCGCGTGTTACGGGCGCGTCGCCCTGTGCATTTCGCGGCGGATTAAAGCCAAGCCAGCGACAGTGCGCGCTACCTCCGTCCTCAAACGGTGCACTACCGTACGGACAGCGTTGGTGCAACGCGGAGAACGATCGCAACTGTTGGTGTGTGAACGCTGGCTCGTACACCTCCCACTCGTCGGGGCGCGACGCAACGTTACCGTTCTTGCCCTCGTGTGCCACGCGGTACGCCGGCAGGGCCGTCGACCAGTACCATGGAAACAGGGGGTATTGCGTCTCGTAGCGTGTCGCGAGCAGCGTGTTCAGGTCCTTTGAGATGGCAGGCAGCGCAGTCGTCTTCTCGGCCACACCGGCGTCGTCGAGTGCGCCTACGAGGTACAATGGGGCGCGTTTGTCAAAGACGAGTGCCACGTTGCCAGCCGCGTCAACCGTGCGCACACCGAGGTCCTGATTGGACAGGAACAGGCGTTCGCCCTGCACGCGACCGGTTGCAACAACGTGCCATCCAGCCGCTTGCGCAACATACTCTTGAACAACGGGCTTCTGCTCGTATTGGCCCGTTGCTACGTTGAACACGCTTTCGCCTGGCTCACTTTTCTGGCCCTTCACCTCTGGCACCCACGACAGGATGCCCATGACGTCGTCTGTTTGAACAACCATCGTCGTGTGCGCTGCTGCTGCTGCCGCCGCCGCCGCCGCCGCGCCGTTTGGCCGACTCGTAGAGTAGTAGCCATCCAACGGCGCCGACTCGACTGCCTCGCTCGCGTCGACGCGCTTCACCCCAAACACGGACGGGTCGAGGTACAACGACACCTCTGCGTCACTTACGAGCGCGTCACGCTCGTCCGACGCCGCCGTTGTCATCGCGGCTCCTTGTACGAGAGACACAGAAAATTGTCATTGTTATAGTCCACACTGGCGACCGCACAGTAGTGGGTCGCACGCGTCAACTCCTGGTTTCATCTGCGTCGTGCTCTGCTCGTCATCACCGTCATTGACCCTGTAGTCGCCGTCGCCGTCGCCGTCGCCGTCGCCGTCGCCGTCGCCGTCGCCGTCGCCATCACCGTCCTTAGTCTCCGTCAACGTTAGTAGTACATCGACAAGCCACACGGGTCCGTTGGCACGGGCGCGTTGTAACACGTTTGTGTCCCCGCCGACGCCGCCGAGTAGGGCATGCGACAGAGGTGCGGCAATCGCAAACTTAAACGTGTAACACGTGCCCTCGGGGTTGATCGACGTGGCCCACGGCTGGTACGTGACGAGACGCGCGACGCGCTCGTCTAACGAACGTGTGCGTATCGTACGGCTCACAGTGTCAAACATGCAGAGTGCGGTTAGTAGGGGCCAGTGTTTCTCGAGGGGGTGGCCCGTGTGTGCATCAACCTCTACGTCCCACGTAGTTGCCATCGTCGCCACTGAGCAACGATGATGACGATGATGGCGTGTAGATCACAATGCGGGAGTGGTATTTTCTTTTTATCAATGCACCTGCGGCGGCGGCGGCGGCGGCGGCGACGACGACGGCGTCGTCCTCGCAGCCCACCGAACAAACCCTGCTAGCGTGATCTGCTCTGCGCCGTCCTCTGCAATTTCGTCAAACACGCGTGACAACACGTGAGCCTGTGCAATGTACGAAACAAAGTCACTGCGCGACACGACACCTCTGGGGCTGGGGCGGCCGTCGATGTTTGCAAACGTTTGCACGGCCGTCGATACCAGAAGCCACCGCTCGTCGTCGAGTATGTCTTCAAAGTAGCGCACAAAGTCACGCCGCGACACGTAGCCCCTCCCCATGCAGTCGGCCTCGTAACGAGCGCGCCGACGAGACGTTTCTACATCCACACTAAACAGGCCTTGGAGCATCGATGAAAAGTCGTCAAGTCGCATCTCGTCGTGCGCGTGTGCCACGCGGTGCACTGCCCATAGGTACGCGACGGAGCGCGCAGTCCAGTACACGAGGCTAGCACACGAGGAAGCCAGTGTCGCGCAGTAATGGGCGTGTGTGTGGGTGTGTGTGTGAGTGTTTGTGCGAGTGTTGTCCTGGTGTGTGCGGCCTGTTTTTTCTGCGTCGACAATGCAAGGACAAGCGTGCGCACGTTGTGTTATGACCGACAGTAGCAGCGGCGGTGGCGGCACCGCGTACGACTATCGGCGACCGGCGCCGTGGTGGCTGACGCCTACTGTGCCGTCGTCACCGGTGCCCATTGGACAACCCGGTATTCCTCCGACGGGTCCGTGTGGTCAGGGCGGCAGTGGCAACGAGCAATGTGTACCTACGACTCGACCCGAGCCCTACTACAGTCCGCGGTGGAAACGTGCGTTTAACGAGCGCTTCCCGCACGGCAACGCCGACGTGTTACTAGCAGAGACCATCGAGGACGCACACGCCCCGCAGATTGTTTATTGGCATCAGTTGCGACACTGGATCCGCTCACGGCCGGCGACGCGCGTAGGCTCGTCACCATGGACACCGCGATACGCCAGTGTGCCCGACGCAAACTACTATCTTCCTCGCTTCGAAACAGCGTACACGCGACGTGATCCGTATCACTTTTATCGCCAATGCGCCGAGCAACGACGCGGCTGTACCAGCCTTGATGGTGTGACATACGACGATGGCGTAGTGTATTTTTGACGACAAACGAAACGAGGCTCGGGTCACTAGGTGTCGTAGGCGATGCGACGCGCCACCAACGACATGCCACACCCCAGCGCAACGCCAGTGAGGATGAGCGTCTGCGGCGCCAACAGCACTGAGTTTACGACGGCAGAAGCAGCAGCAGCAGCAGCAGCAGAGATGGTGCGAGGAGTTATCTCTGGTGTGCGCGCCAGCGGCGACGACTGGGGACTGTCGAGTCGCGCGTTGAGTTCCTCGACATGGACGAGTACCCCACCCGCACTCGCACAGCCACCACAGCCATTGGTAAACTCAATGAGCACAGGTGCGTTCCCCGGTGCAAAGCAAAGCATGATAAAATCAACCGCAGGAGTCACCGACACGTACGCCCGCAACACGTCGAGTGTGCGCATGTTCGTGTCGTGACATAACAGCGCGGACGCCACCTCGGTGGAGCGCGAGGTACTTTGCTTCACACTGTCGAGACATACGGTCAATGACGGGACAATGTCACCTACGTCAGGAATGCGCACCGAACACAACACGACGTCTTGGGTTGTGCACTGTGGCCGACACCATCCGCTCTTCCAGCGACTGATCGCATCGTAGACAAACACGCATGCCCAGATGGTGTCGTCGGTGCTGCTGCTGTCGTCGTCGTTGTCGCCGTCATTGTCGTCGCCGTCGGCCGTGTCACCACCACCACCACCACCACCACCACCACCACCACCACCACCGGCGGCGCGCTCGGGGAATCGAGGAAAGTGCACAAACGATTGCGTTTTCGAAAGGTAACAGACGACATTGTGTACCGTCTCTACGTGAAACATCTCCACATGTTCAGCGAGGGACTGGCCAACCTTGGCCGCGTGCATCGACTCGAGCAGGACCCTGGTGTTTGACAGCGTTGCTGCAACACTGTTTGCAAACCCATTTGCGTCAATGTACGGTGAACTCGTCAGCAGCGACGCACTTTTCTGAAAGCATTTCATGCGCTTGTCTGACGAGCGAATGTACAGGGTCGATGCGCGGAGCGCCTCGGCGAGCGTCATGGTGTCCATCACCGCGCCGTCGACGCGACCAACAACGCCTCTGTGAAAATCAGTTGCACTATTGATTTATCGAAAACAGCGCGTGCACCCTCTACTCGCTTGCATTGGGGGCCTCGCTGTCTCCCTTGGGGGCCTCGCTGTCTCCCTTGGCCTTGGGTGCTTCGTCGGGCGACGACGACGACTTCAATGCCGCAACCTGCTCTTGGAGTTGGTAAATGGCACGCTCGTGAATCTTGATGACGTGGAGGAGACCGTGGGTGATGGCCTGGCTGCGCAGGCGCACACCAGTGTCGGTGACCAGGTCGGCAGGGGGGTCGTCGTTGAACAACATACGAAACACCGACTCGGAGATGTTGAACGTTTCAAGGTTGAGCATCGACTGCAGTGAGTTGTGGTAACGCTGGTGGACCTGCTCCTCGAGCGATACAAGCCAGTGCGTCTGCTCCTTGATTTCCTGGAGCGGGTCGCTGTCGTTGCGGGACTCGGTCGCGGCGGGTTCGGTGATAGTGGGCGTGGTTTCAGACATGGTGTGCGGGCGGGGAGGCGAATGCGTGTGCGTGTGAGGCGTGAGTGGGGTGTCGGTGCTGTTACCTTCAAGTATCATCTTTTTTACCCACATTTCGACGCACGACGACGCACGACGACGACGACGACGACGACGACGACGACGACGACGACGACGACGACAGCGGAGCCCCGTGTTTTTTCTCTGCGTTTCAGTAGGAGCAAGAAAACATCCCTGACGTCACGCACTTTCGAGTGTTACGCAGGCACGAAACCAAAACACACCCCGCAATCAACGGTTCGTTCGTTACACGCCATGCTCTCCTGGCTATGGACTTCGCGCACGGCGGTGACCGCCGATGCCAGTGACAACAGCACTAGCGCTGCGCGCACAAGCGGTCAGCGCACGTACGCGTGGAAGCGCGACGAGCCAGATGTGCGTGATCGCTGGTACCTCAACGAGTTGGGCGACTGTGAGTACGTGCGCCGCGTTGACCTCCGCTCACGGTGCCCGCCGGTTGTAGACCAGGGCGCCCTGGGCAGTTGCACGGCCAACGCCATTTGTGGCGCATTCGAGTACGACATGATGTGGCAAGACGTGCCGGATGCACAGGCCATGTCGCGTTTGTTTGTGTACTACAACGAACGCAACGCCGAGGGACACGTGCGCACCGACGATGGTGCCGAGATTCGCGATGGCATCAAGTCGATCGCACGCCAGGGCGTTTGCACCGAGGCGCTGTGGCCGTATGACATTGCGCGGTTTGCAGAGCGTCCCAGCGACGAGTGTTACGAACAGGCGTTGCATCATCGCGCCATCGAGTATCGACGCGTGGAGCAGACGTTGAATGACCTGCGCGCCGTGTTGCTCGAGGGCTTCCCCGTCGTGTTTGGCTTCAGCGTGTTTCCGTCGTTTGAGTCAACCAACGTGGCGCACACGGGTCGCATGCCGATGCCCGGGCCAGACGAGAAGCCCGTTGGTGGACACGCCGTCATGATCGTCGGCTACGACAATGACGAGGGGGTCTTTATCGTGCAAAACTCATGGGGCACCGCATGGGGCGACAATGGCTTTTTCTACATGCCCTTTGAGTTTGCGACAAACGCGGCGCTGTGTTCAGACTTTTGGGTGGTGCGCCTCGTGCTTGACGAGTGAGATGGTGGGTATGCGTGCCGCGTGCACGCGCGTCCACCTTTGCTTGAAAATATACATCACCACGACTGAAGACCACACCGTGCACGCACACGCAACGATGTGGACCAGTTGGTTTGCGCCAGCCGCGACTGCCGCTGGATCGCCGCCGCCGCCGCCGCCGCCCCCGCCGCCCCCCGTGTTACAACCGGTCGAGCGGTCGGTACCCCTCGAGTGGGGAAAACTTAAGCAACTCGTGCTCACGTCTAGCGCGGCTGCTGCTGCTGCTGCTACTGCCATCGGCGACAGGGGCGGCGAGGACGATGGCGTCGACACGTATTCACTGTGTGACTTTGACTCGGTGACTGGGTTGTGGGTTGACACTGGCCTGCCAGACGTGCGCGCGCATCAGGTCATCGAGTACATCGATGTTGCGATTGGATGCTGTGTGATTAACCGCATCAGTCGTGAGGTTTTGCGTCGCTTCGAAGAGGACGTCTCGTGTCAAACGAGGATCGACAGCACCACCGGCCGCACACAACACTGGGTGCCTCTGCTCTGGGCTACGCCGCCGCCGCCGCCGCCACAGTGTACATCGCGGTCACTGCTGCTCGGAGTGTCATCTTGCCAAGTTGTGATCAGTGTTCGCTTGCCATCGTTCGAAGGCGCCGACGCGCCGGTGGCCCCGTGTCTGACCGTCACCGGTGTGCGGGGCACGTACGACGCATGCAACGGTTGCGGCGAGACGACGATTACGCAATACTTTTCGTCAGAGCCCGTGAGCATGACGTGTCACACCGACGCGAGTGACGTGATGACAGTGTCTGATCCATTGGATCGCGTCCTGTGTGGCCACGAGAACCTGGATCTCACGGCGCCGTACGTGTCGTTTATGTTCTTTGCTGACACGAACGGCTACTTTGCGATACCAATGCATTGGACCAACGTTGTCACTGTGTTTTCTGGCGACTCGCCCACGACACCAACCGCATCGTCGCACCTCGTGGGCACCTGTCGTACGCGTCACGACGTTGCGTTCGGACGTCACACCAGTCCCGGTGGGTGCACCATCTTTGAGTCTGAAGACGTTGCGACCACAGGTGTAATGGACAGAGACGGCGGCGGCGGCGGCGGCGCGACCAGGGTACCAGCGTGCCATGTACATTCTCTAGACGACGACGACGATGACGACGACGACGACAACGACGACGACGACGACGACGGAGGCGACGGCAATACGTGCAACAACACCTCTGGCGGATGGTCGTTTTGGCGCACTGGCGCGCCTCGGCGCGTTGCCCTGTCAGTGCACGACTCGTCTGTGAGTAGAGTCAAGAGTGTGCGCGTGTTTGGCTTTCGAGTGCGTCGATTGCTCACTGTCAATGGATTGCTGAGTCTGGAGCCGCCGCCGCCACAAGAGACCACGGCGTCTGTAAACTAGCGGCGTCTTTGTCGGTCGTCGTCGCTGTCGACTGCACAAAAAATACATTCTACCGTTGTGAGCGAAACACGTGCGGGTTGGGTGAGTATGGGAAGACATCGGAGACGACAACAGGTACACGCCGCTGCGCCGACACCAACGCGTCGCAAGCGGCGTTCGTCATCACCCCTGTGCTCGCCTGGCCGCTGGTGTGACGACGACAGCCTGGCGAGGTGCTACGACAGGTATCACCGCGACAGACACGCGTTTGACACGGCGCGACGCGCGCTGACAGACAATGCAAACTACTCGGCGCGCTTCGACGACGAGATGGGGTGTTACACGTTTAGATACGTCGTGCTCGACGAGATGGCATGTCGTACGCTGCTGAGACGCCGATGGTCGAGGCTGCGGATGGCGTCGGCAGCGTGTGCGCGTGTTTACGAGACCCTCGAAAAATTACACCGCGGCAAGACACTCGTCGAGGCCGAATGGCGTGACGTGTTGGGTGTACAGCAGAGTGACGGCTGGCATCACTATGCCGTGCCACCGCGCGAGGTGCACGTGTTGCCAATGCGTCGCCTGCGCAGCGCGCGCTGAGTGTAACAGCACTAGGATCGACGGTTACAACTTGCATTGCCTCCTCCTCTCCTCCCGTGTTGTCATTGTCGTACGCCGACGAAGGTGTGCATAAACCCGGCAACACTCGTAAATCGTCTCAAACTCACAGGAAGACGCACATGCACACAGGCGCTCGAGTCGCCGGTGTGCAGACGCATTGTCGCGATCAACGGCAATGCTCGCCAACTCAGCGCAACACAAGCGCCACGCGACGTGTCGCCGCGCGGTGCTGTCATTGTCATACCATACCTGTCCGGACAATGGCGGCGACGGTGGTATCAACAGTGAGTCTGGATGCATCGGAAACGGGCGGCAGGGGTGCTGTGATGGCGAGGAACGATTCGAGTGTTCGCCGCGCAACCGCGACCGTCGTGCGACGCGTGTTGTCGTACTGAAGCAAACCGTTTGCCAACTGGTCCAAGTCAACGCGGCGACCGTGATAAAACGGGAACGCACTACCGTCGCCAAAGAGAGACCATGTGCGCGGCGCATCGTCGCGATGCGGCGTGCCCAAGAGTTGAAACATGGCAACGAGAGTACCATACTCGCTGCCAAGGCCGTTGGCAAACGGCCCAAGAACATTGAGACGTACCAACGCTAGCCACAGTACACCGCATGACCACGCGTCCAGTGCCGCTGCCTCTCGAAGCGTGTACGCCCGGTTCGACAACATCACCTCGGGCGGCCTGAACATCACTGTCGCAACGGCTGGGAACGACAACTCACGCACTCGCGTCATGTCGTGCGATAGGCCAAAGTCGCATAACTTTGCACGCATGCCGTCGCCGCCGCCGGCGTCGGGGAACATCAGTACGTTGTGGGGTTTCACGTCTAGGTGAACGATGGCGCGCTCGTGAAGAAAGTGAACGGCGTCCAGCACCTGTAACATTACACGCGAGCGCACACGCAGTCCGTCTGCGACGTGGCGCGAGCGATGCTCGATTGCAGATGCCAGTGTGCACTCGGCAAGTTCCATCACGAGTGTCTCGGGTGAGCCCCGAATGTCCAGAAAACGTACGACGTACCGGCGTGCCTGGGCACCCTCGTTGTCGTTGTCGTCATAGTCGTCGTCGTCGTCGGCGCGCCGCTGCTGTAGTTGTCTGATGCGCGCGCAGATGGGAACCTCGTCGGTATACATGGCCGCGTCAAACCTCTTTTCTACAATTCTTCGGCGGCCATCCCGTCGTGACGGCTCAACGCTCGCGTCGCGCGTCACCACCGACCACACTTGGCAGCCGTATCCACTCCCCAACAGATAATCCTCACCGTCGCTGCTGCCGTCGTCGTCTACGTCGTCACCGACCCGACTGTCCATTGTCGCCGCCGCCGTCGTCGTCGTCGTCGTCGTCGTCGTCGTCGTCGTCGTCGTCACAGCAACGTGTTGTGATGACATGGGTGTACAAAAAACTAGAGTGTTCACGAGGCTCCTATAAGCAACACACAATGGCGTAACAGTGTCTGGGGGAAGAAAACATGGCCAGAGTCACCCCGAGAGCCTAACGGGAGGGGGGGGGGCGTCGGCTGTTGGACACGCTATGATGTCAGACTCGTATGGGGAACGCACCGGCCAGGGGGTGGTACCAAAAGAGTCGTTTGCCTTGATATTGCATACTCGCGATATTTATAATAAATAAATATATCCGGAACGTCATTTTTATTTTACGCGCTGTATGTCTTTTAGTGACGCGGTCGCCGCCAGCGTGCATAGCAACCACCACCACCACCACCACCACCACCACCACTACTACAATGCCCCATGATGACGTGTACATGCGTATTCGTGATCTGTGGTCGCGACGCGTGATAGACTCGGCACACTCGTTGGCCTACACGCTGTGTTATATGGCAGAAACTGACGTGACGCGCGCAATCAGTGCCACCCGCAACCTGCTGCAACGGGCAGACGCGGGGGCAAGAAGCGAGTGTAGGCTGGGTCTCTTCCAGATGCTGTGCGTGTTTCAGGATCTATTTGTGCGCAGCGGTGGCGACGTCGACGACAACGCCGTGGCCCCTACATCGGCAAGCAACGCCGTGTCGCACGTCATACGTGGCATAATTCTCGAGCGTGCCGCAGAGGACACGTTCCCACGCACCCACGCGACGATGGCGATGCAGTGTGCGACAATTCGTCGCCGTGGTCTGGATCCGTACGCGATGCACGGACCCTGGCACACACCGCACGCGGTTCTCGACGTGGTACAGCGTGAAAAGATTGTACAAATCATTACAGAGGCCAACGCAGACTGGAGCGCCGTGCTGTTACGAACGTGGTCGGCCGCGCTGTTGTGCTCAGCGTACCTGATGATTAACACGCTGTACTCGGCGTGCATTACAGGGCCTCGCGCGGCGCAGTCGGTTGCGCGCTGCGTCTCGGAGACGTTGCGCGACCGACGTACACCAAGGTTGGTGCCGCACTTGCGCACAATTGTGTTTGTGTTTGGCTACTCGAACAAACACCCCGACGCGACTGCGATGGCACCACTGTGGTTGAAAGACGCAACTATTCGTGCTACCTTCGTGCGCTACAGTGGATTCTACGACATGGTTGTAGCACGCCATGGTCACAAATGTTTACTGTTACGGCAACAGCAGCAGCAGCAGCAGCAGCAGCAGCAGCAGTGTGCCTCTATGCCCGTGCCTGCGTCCCCCGTTGCCATCATGTAGTAGTCACAATGCGCTCGCCGTGGGGGAACAGTATGCGGTTAAACTCGCGCTCTTTTCGTCGCATACTACGCGACCTCTGTACGCTGCGCGTGTACAGCGATGCCCAAAACCGATGCATCGGTCCACGTCGACGCCACGCCCGTGCTAAGCGCTCGACACGCGGCGCGTGTCGGCGTGTAACGTCGTAGGAGAAATACACGCTGTCTGTTAACACGTGCGCTTCAAGCGCGGCAAAACGAGCGTCGGCGGGGTTGTGAAACACGACGCGGTGAGAGCAGTCGCTGGAGCGCACGCAGTGTTGAACAGGCCCGATCACCTCTGCCAGGGCAACGATCCGGTCACTTGTTTCACACGCGCCGTGGTGCGCCACCATATGTCGATGTCCTTCGTTGGCCAGGTTTCTCGAGAGAACGCTTGCGAGGTGCAGCAGTGTTTCTCCCGTGTCCGGTGGCATCGTGGCCTGCCCCGTATGTGTGTAGTAGCAGTGTGCTTCCAACGACGTGTATTACGTACATAAAATCAACAGTGATACAGACCGCGCGGGGGGACCGTGTTGTTTTTAGTCATCCCCCCGCTGTGACACGCGACAGTCGCCGCCCCCGCCCCCGCCGCCGCCGCCGCCGCCGCCGCCCTACGAAGATGCCAAAGCATCAAAAGGGCAAGGTACACAAACACACACAACAAGCCGAGATTGCCGTGTACGAGCGCAAACAAGAGACAACAACGACGACGACGACAACGTGGCCACCAGGCGAACGTGTAGCAACGACGATGTGTGAGGCCGATGCTGTTGAATGGGTCGTTAAGAATGGGCGCCACGAGTGCGCCTACTCGTTGGCACGTCGAACCGTGAACCCTGTCGATGCCGACTCGCGCCGAGCACGCGAGCACGTCGTGCGAACACTCGTGTGGAAGGCGGGCTCTAAAACCTGGGCAAACCGCGGAGCGCAAACAGACCTGCCTTCTGACTGGGTCGAGAACACGATGCGCAGAGGGCCCATTCACAACTCGCTCCCGCCGCGGTAACACGGCGGCGCGCGCGCGTCACTATGGATCATGCTATTTTCGACAACTTGAGTCAACAGAGGCACAGTGCGCGCGCGTGCTTGTAGTTGTCAAGGAGCAGCAGCAGCAGCAGCAGCAGCACCCCCCAGCAGTCCATGGCGACTGCTTCCTTTGACGCACGGTTGGCAGAACAGGTGGCTCGCCTCACTACGTTTGAGAGGTGGAACAATGGCATGCGCCAGTTTATCGTGATGGTGCGCACGCGCGTGTTTCCGGCCAACACACATCCCGCCGAGAATGCAGGATGTCTCAAGTTCCTCAACCTCCTCGACTCGTTTCGTAGCAGCGAGGCCTCGTTTGCACTGCCCCTGTTCGCGTACGTACAGGCAGTGACCCCCCATGCTGACCTGTTGGAAAAGGACGTGGACCGATTCATGACCTCTGCTGCGCCGCACATTGCTGGCATCAAGGACCTTGGTGTTGCGCAACACTGGCAATCCTTTTCGGTCGCGACAAGGGAGCCCATTGCGCTGTTTATACACGCATTGTACAAGGCCGGTGTACAGATTAAGCAAAGGACTGAGAATGCCAGTAAGTCGGAAACAGTGGCGGCCCCTACGACACCGGCAACGGCATCCGGGGGCCTGGCTACCTTTGAAACGATACTCGACGGGATCGACTTTGACGAGGTGCTGCCAGAGGTGCTTGCAGCCATTCGTCCCTCAGACATGCGCCTGGTCATGGGTGCGATGAAGCAGGGTGGACGAAAGCCATCCGAGGCGGACGTGAAGGGCATCATCGCGCGTGTGATGTCAACACCGGCACTGCGTGCCGTGCTGACAAAACTGAGCAAGTCAAACGACGCGTCAAACGGCGGTCTCAAGGGCATCATCAACGGCATCCCCGACGCCGACCTCGACAGGGTGATCGCCGACCTGTTCAAGAGCCCAATGTTGTCGATTGCGCTGAACGCAATGCCCGAAGTGAGCGACCAACTAGTGTCGTTGCGCGCCGCCGACCTGAAGAGGATGCTGGCAGACATTCCCGACGGCGCAGTCGACACGGTACTCGGCGCGGCCAGTACGGGCGACGTTGACACGTTTGTCGACGTTGTGGACCGCCAGGCTCGCGCTCACGGCGCCAAAAAGTAAAACTTTTTCGTTTTAGTTTATGTTTATCTATCTGCCTATCGGTGCGAGGTCGACAACGAGCGGCAGATGGTCGCTACCCGGCACCGCCAGTGCTCGCGCGTCGACGACGCGCCAGTCGTCGAGCGACCGTGCCAGCGCGTGGTCGACCGTGCGTGCCGACCACACTGTGTACGTGGGACGTTCCGTCATCACACTGACAAAGCCAGCGTCGCGCAACGTCGACAGGCCTGCCTGCGCCGCACCACTGTCACAGTCCACCCCGCGTGCCCGGTCATGTTCACGCAGCCACGCATTGTCGTCGTAGTCGTACGCGTTAAAGTCACCCACTACGAGAACGTTTCTGCGCCGTGCGCCAATGAGTTGATCGACGCGCTTCGCTTGCAACCTACGCGCCTCGCCGGTGCTGTCATGGACGTCAAAGTGCACACATGCGATCGTGAGAGGCGGCGGCGCAGCGTCTGTCGTTCTGTCGAGTGTAACAACGACCGAGCGCGCCTCTCCCTGTGTGTAACACGGCGGTGAGTACTGCTGTTGCTGCACCAGGCGACGCTGGTTGCAGAACACTGTTGTGAACATGTCGCCCTCGGTGTACGTGAACGCGCCGCTGTCAAACGAGCCACGAGTGCCACCTAGCCGCGAGTGTGTGCGAAACACGTTTGTCGCCTCCTGTAGGCACACGACGTCTGCGTCTAGTGCCACGATCCGTTGCTCGAGTCTGTCTCGACTCGCGTTGCCTTGTGCGTCGCACCACTGGTGCACGTTCCACGATACGACGCGTACAGTGCCTGTTTCTCTTGTCGGCATCGGCAGCGCCGCCGCAGCAGTTACAGAATCGCGCGCAACGTCCGACTCGTATAATGCACACAACTCCCGCCTGACGCCGGCATCACATCGCGAGGGGTCAAATCGTGTCCACGCCGACGGTGGTGCCGGTGCCTGCTGCATTGCGTGTCGTGTGTAGCATTCAACACGGATAGGGCGTGACAAAAAAAGTTTAGACTCTTTGACGTAGACTATTGCGTCAACGTCCGCCCGTCGTCGTCGCACGCACACACACACACACACACACACACACACACGACTACACTGCCGACACAATCTCCAAAACGTACAAGACATTGTTCCTGGGGTCGGTCGGTGTGCCCGGTGGCTCCTTGGGCAACGGGTGTAGCACGGGAAAGTCGCCGTTGCCGCGCACTAGCAGCACAAAGTCTAGGCGATCGAGCGAAGCGAGCGGCGGCGAGAACTGCTTGGTGTACACGGTCGGTGTGTACACTGTTGTGCCCGGCCGATACGCCGGCGTGCCCTCGAACGGCAAGTCACGGCGGAACGGCACGATGGCAAAGCCGCGGTCAAACACGGGGTTGCGCTGTTCGCGGTCGGTAGACACGGCGCCCTGGATAAGGTTTTGACCGTCGCTGTTGAGACTGTCTGAGCGAAGGACACAGTAGTGCTCGGTGGTAGACTCCACTGCTGGCACAATCGCCATGCGTAACGCAATTGAGTACACCTTCTTAAACTCACGCTGCAACCGTACCGAAAACTCATTTGCACTCGGGTACCGACACCGGTCGCGATCGCGGCTGTCGATTGTAAGTACACGCGACGGGTTGTACCCTAGCATGTTGTGCGCGTACGGCGCGTACTGCGCGCCAGACATGGTGACCGGCGTCACCGGGTTTTCGTGTAAGTCTACGCCGCCCGACATTGTGGCTACAGCGGGGGTATGCTGTGTGTGTGTGTGTGTGTGTGCGTGTGCGTTTGGTACACGGCGATGCGGCTGCAGAGAGTTGTGACGACAACAACGGTTTCAACAGCGAGCGCGACGACGCCAGTCAAGGTATGCGTGCGTGCGCCTGTTATCATCACGCGGAGAAAGTGTTGTACCAGGTGCGTACGAATGTCGCACGTTTTTATGCGCGTCACAACTCAACAGCGGCGTTGCGAGTGGTGGTGGTGGTGGGGTGGTGTTTGTGTTTGACTTTACTTTTGCAATGAGCGAAACCCCGACGTCTAGTTTGCGCAGATGGGGGCTCGATCCGTCACAGTTGCGTACACGTGCAACCCCCCCGACTTTGGGGTCACACGGCGGCGGCGGCGGCGGCGGCGGCGGCGACAGCAGCAGCAGCAGCGGGGTGCCCATTATCGTTCCCATTCTTATCCTCGTTGCCATCATCGGCGTAGGTGCGTTTGTTGCGTACAGAACCGTCGTCGACGAGAAGGAACGCGAGGCGCGGCAAAGCGCGTAGACACGCTCAGAAATCGTCTACGCCCTGTACCAGAACACTCCCCCGTGCGCGGGCGACGTGCAGATGCTAGGTATTCTTGTAGCGAGTGGCGTTGTCGCTACCATTGCGTACGCGTACTGGGAACTACGTTCCGAGGTGCGTACGCTGCGTCGTGACGTCGATCGCGGGCCGCAGGTTGTAACAGTGCAACAGGGACTGACCCCCGAACTGTTATCGCTGCTACAGCAACAGCAACAGCAGCCCCGTCCCGGCGGTGCCGTTGCCAACCACCACCTTGGTGGCTACACACACCTCGCTCACCAACACCAAGGATACGTTGAGCAGCAGCAACTCGGCGAACCAGTGTTGTTGGCACGGCTAACGGGCGGGGCTGCGACTGCGCCGCCGTCATCCTTGGCGACGGTTCAAGTAGTCGACATGGACTAGATGGCCGTGGCTGATAAATACAGAGAAACTCACCGACTTGCCTGTGCAGGCCCTTTGTTGCGTCTGGTGTGTGTGTGTGTGTGTGTGTGCGTGTGTGTGTGCGTGATGTTCGAGGGATGGAGTGTGCCTATGGATGTTTCGACTGTGCGACTAGAGTTTTCAAACAACGTGCGCGTGTACCCACGCACGTGCCTGTCACGCACACAGACATCCAACTTGGTACAGCAAGAGATACTACACGGCGAGACCGCCGGGATCATGGTGATGTTTGCCCCTCGTAGTGGGATTTGCACATATGGATCGAGTTCCCTACCGTTTGACTACTTTTGTGACTTTGAGAACGCTGATGCAATCATCTGGTCTGAACATGGACGCCTGGTGCGAGCACCGTCGTCGTTCACCGCCGATCGCCCTCTCCTGCGTTGTGCCACAGACGAATCCCTATTCATGTTATCCAAGAAACCAGAGATGCCAATCGCAATGCAATGTGGCAGACTGAGAGGGACGATTCGCGACAACATTTCGCTGCATCAGATGATCACGCTGGACAAGCGCGATGACATTGTTGCGTGCGTGCACGCACGGGACCCCCAGTGGCTGTTGTGTCTGGCTAGGATATTCCTATGTAGCAACGCGCGGTGGCAACAACAGCACCAGCACCAACAACAACGTTGGGTGTATGACTTTTGTTCAAACACGAGCGCAGTGGTGGTGCTGTTACAACGCGCGCACGCCAATGTTATACACGCTAGAGGTCAACGACAGCGGCGGCACTCGACGCGGCAGAACACGCTGGGGTGGCGGATATTTCACACGGCGACGCTGGAGCGTATTGCCGCAACGTCAATGGATTCATCGTTTCCTGTCACCGACTCGTCGCGTTGGCACCTGTGTGAAAGTGTTGCCGACTGTGAGAGACAACTAGGACGAGTGTGATCGCAAAAATCTCATGGCCATTATCTAGTTGCGTAACACCGTTCGTGGGCACCTCGACGATGAGCGGCGGCGGTGCCGACCCAAGTCTTTGGCGCCACTGGTGGACGAATCGCGACAACACGGGACTTGTGCCACGCGTTGGCACGGCGACGAACGGCGTGTCGGTGCGCACCAGCGGCGCCTGTGGCTACGACGAACGACGCCTGTGCTCTGACTGGTACGGCTACCCGGACCACTTGTACCAGGGCTTTGACGAGAATGCACGTGTGCGTGCGATTGCAGGCGAACGAGGTAACCCGATTGGCACTCGGTACGGGCACGTGTTGGAGGACGTCGGGCGGCCCTTGCGCGGCCTCTGGTGGCCACAGCCACGTGCCCAGCGCTTTGTTGGCCAACAGCCGCAGTGGAGCGGACACGCGTACGGACCGTGGCCACGCTGGCAGCGTCCGGCGCTGTACTCGGAGATTCACCCATTTTCGCTGTATCACAACAAGGATCAACACGCGCTGCCTGGATACGTAGAACCAGTGCCACGGCGATACAACATGTAGTAGTAGTAGTAGTAGTAGTAGTAGTAGTAGTAATACAGGTTGTGGCGGTCGATAATTTTCTACTCATCCGATCAGGGACGCACACGCACGCACGCGCACACGCACGCGCGCACACACACACGCACGCACACGCGCACCCCCGCACACGTACACACGCACACGTAGCAAAGATGCCGATGGACAAGAAAACGGTAGGGCGAAAGATAAGGAAGGTGGCGGCGTCGACGCCTCCCCCTCCGACAAAGACCGCGACGAAGAAGGCGACAGCGTCGCGGAAGAAGGCTGCCTCGGGTGGCAGGAAGGCTGCGAAAACCCCAGCAAAGCGAGCGACAAAGACGGCATCTGCGCCCGCCGTACCGCGAGGGTGCGTCGAGCAGTTTGATCGAAAGTACCAGAACCGCCCGTCTCCTGCGTTTCCGGCCAACGAGTGCCCGGGACGTGTGATGACGCGCAACGGTGTGAAATGGGAGTCGAAGCCGGTGGCAAGCGGCAAGTATCACCGATGGGTAAAGGTTGCTGCCACGCCGTCGACTGCCAAGGCGGCGCCGAGCCGCAAACGAGCAGACGCGTCGTCGACTCGAACCTACCAGGTCCCAGCGCTGCCTGCGCGAGACTATTTTATTCCACAACACCAGGCGCCGCCCAATTACTGGCTGCCACCGTTGCCCCCGAAGCGCGCACCGCCCTTGCCTCCAAAGCCCTTGCCGCCCTTACCCCCCAAGCGCGGACCGCCCTTGCCCCCTAAGCGCGGACCGCCCTTGCCCCCAAAGCATGCCTTGCCGTCACCGCTTATGCCCGAACGCTGGGCGCCTCCGTTGCCACCCAAGCCCACCCCGGTACTTCCGCCGCCACTGATGCCCGAACGCGTGCCCCCGCCGTTGCCACCCAAGCGCGTCCAAAACTATGATGCTGGCATGCAGGACATGGACGACATCTTGGCTGACCTGCTTCAGTATCAGCCGCGAAAGAGAAAGAGGGAATAGAAAGCGCGTCGGGTGGCCCGTGGAAAACTTTCTGTGCTGACACGTAGTGCAACGCGACGTGCTGTAAACGACGCACTCTCACACCACCCCCAATGCCTCCTCGAAAGTCTGCAAAGAAGACGGCGAAGAAGACGGCGACGACGGCCAGCGCGTGTCATGCCCCTCGAGTGCGTGTCAGGGGTCACATTGCGACTGCCACGTGCGACCACCCGATGCTGTACAATGCACACACCAATTGCTGCGGCAACGTGTCAACCCCCTCCAAGGGCGCACGCCAGTGTAGCACCGGTGTTGCGCCGCATATCGTTGCGCGACCTTCGTCGGCAGCCTTCCGCTGTCCCCCTTCGTACTCGTTTGATGGCGGCTGCTGTTCCAAGACTGGCGCCGCCGCCGCCCCCGCCGCCCCCGCCGTCATCGCTGTGGCCCCAAAGAAGGCGCCGACTACGAGAAAGACCAAGAAGACCACTGCCACCGGCGAGCCCAAGCCCAAGCGTGCCATGACCGGCTACACCCTGTTCTACAAGGAGCACTTTGCGGGCGAGCGTCGCGGAGACGAGGCCGTCAAGGAGGTGGCAATGCGCCTTGGCCCCAAGTGGAAGGCGCTGTCAGAGGCCGCACGTCAAGAGTACAAGAACCGCGCGACCGGTGGTGCCGGGGCCGCGGTGCAGCGCAAGGTTGCAGCCAAGAAGACGTCGGCGCCACGAAAGAAGAAGGCAACGGCGGCAAAGCGACGTGCCTAGGCAACACACACACACCCATACACACTCACATAAACGTGGTACGCGATCTTACTGTTTACCAATCACCGCACCGGCGCGGCTGCTGCTGTTACACACCCTCGCGCTCTGTCTCGTCGTCGATCATCGGCGGCGGCGGCGGCGGCGAGGGCGGGGAACAGGCCCATGTTTGACGTTGCAGGTCCTCTCGAAACTTTGGGTTTGGATTGGCCACGGGGCGTGCAGCCTGGATGCGCTCGATTGCGTCCCTGGCACTTATCCTGTGGTGACACATGAGATACGCGGCGGCAACAGTCACACTTCGCGACGCGCCCTTCATGCAATGAATAAGCACCTTGCCTCCTTCGTGCTTGATTGCTTGATCGATGAAGCACACTGCCGGATACAGGCATTGCGAAATGTCCTCGCTCACACAGTCGCGCAGGCCCGCGTAGTGGTACTTAAACTCTGCGGGGTACGGAAACGGCATGCCAAGTACCGTGCACACGACGTGTGTGATGCCGCGCTCGCGCAGAGCCTCGAGGTTATGCGCAGCGGCAACGTCACCGACGTACAGACCGGGCTCAATCTCGTCAATGGAACTGGGCCAGTACGAACCCGCGTACCGGCCAATCTGCGTGCCAGCATAGTACTCGAACAGGCCGCGCACAGCACCATAGGCATACGACAGGGCCGGGGAGTTGAATTGGTCCACGCCGGCGCTGTACAGGGTTTGCGGAGTGGCCACGGTCGGTGCAGCCACCGCAGCCGCAGGCGTTGTCTCGGTAGCAGTCTCGGTGCTGTTCGTCATCGCAGGGCGCGCTGTTACACGGCAGGGGTGGTCTCTACTTGTGTTGCAGAATAAATTGTGGCGAACAGACACCCCCAGTGCTGTTTTGTTTGCCAGCAACTATGGCGGCGGCGGCGTGGCAGATAAGCGCGCTAAACACCCGTCGAGAGATGCGACGGCGTCGCGCGCTTGCTTTTCGATCCACTCGGTCGAAAGGAGTGGGCGATTAGAGTGAATAACACGCAGGCCCATGTGCGCTAGGATGTGATAGCACACGTGTACCCACACCAATTGACGCGTACACCGCTCGTCTAGCGTAAACGAGCGCATTTTGCATTGCCGCGCCGCTCCGAGGTGCATTAAGAATTGCCATGGCGAGCGACAGCGTGACAGCATATGCCGGTCGTACGTCCGACCACCCAGCCTGACAGTGTACATACCGCCGCCGCCGCCGCCGCCGCCGCCGCCATCGTCGTCGTGCGGCGTGTCGCGACGACATTGGTCACACCTCGACGACGACGACGACGACGACGTGCCGCCCCGGGGTGTAACAGGCTGTCGTGTCAAGAGCGTAGACTCGCACATACGACGCACTACATCCGTGTCGGCAACGGACGTGTCGGCGGCGGCGGCGGCGGCGGCGTCACCGACCGTAGCATTTGAGAACCGGTCATACGCCGTGGAAAACTCCCCGTGCACACGTGTTACGACTGCTTGAAACGCTTCGGCATCATCATCACACCAATCGTCTGGCGAGGCACGCAACTCTACGACAAGCGCAAGAGTGCGCAGTAGTTGCGTAACACAATCGATCAGAGGGGCGTTTCGCTGTTGCATACTAAAACGAGCAGGCATCGTGATGCTACGCCGTTGACTGCGGCAGTCGCCGCCACCGCCGCCGTCGTCGTCGTCGTCGTCGTCGCCGCCGTCGTCGTCTCCATCGCTGTCGCTGACGATAAATCCATCGTCGTCGTCATCTTCGTCGTCCTCGTCGTCGTCGTCGTCGTCGTCCTCGTCTTCTCTGTCACACAGATCACCAAAGTCGTCGTCGTCGTCGTCGTCGTCTGCTGCGTCGTCTATAAATGCGCGGTGCAGACGTCGCGATTTCGTCGTAGAGTGCGCAGCGTGCTTGGATCGTTTCGATGCTGGGTGCCCTGTTACAATGGAGCGTGGAGCACCGCCATTCACACCCTTTGTGATTCTGCCCGCCCCGCCCTGTTGTGGCGTAACAGCGGGGCGCGGGGGTCTCGGAGAGGGCAGCGTGGGAGGTGTTGTTGCGGGATGCGGCGGGCTTGGTGTAGTCGACGGCGTAGGGGCAAGTGGCCTTGGAGGCGGTAGTGCCGTCGACGCCGCGGGGGCTGGCACGCCTGATGTGCGGGGTAGTTGTGGGGGAGGAATCGGTACAGGCAGTGCCACGTGTTCCCCGCGTGGGGTCGGGGCGTTGTTGTTTACAGGCGTGTGCTTCTTTTCAAACATGGCTCTAATGCTGTGCGACATGGCGCCGCACGTGGTTTGTACGCGCAACACAGGCAGCCCCCACAAACACGCCACACAACACGTTAAACACGGGGGTCCGTTTCTGTTGATAAATCATTTTGTAAAATATCTATGTCCATGATAGCGTCACGGCACAACTCGTCGGCCTCTGCCTCTGCATCGCATCACGAGCAACGCTCAGATGGAGGCCCCTCGTCAGCGACGGACGACTCGTCAACGCCCAGTGCGCCGACGCCGTGTCAAGGCGCCATCAAGAGCCCCGGCGCCTGACGTGCCAGGGCTCCCGATGTTGGTGGCGTCTCCTCGGCGCGGCGGCGGCGGCGGCGGCGGCGGCGGCGGCGATGACAGTTCAGACTCTCCTCGACACCTAGCACCGCCACCATCACCCCCCGGACAACCAACACTCGACGCGCAGTACTACAACGCCGCCGCCGAGTGTATCGACCATGTTGATCGCGCAATGTTGGCAGAGCGCGCTGGACGTACGTACACGGTGCCCGCGCGGTGCCAGTCGTTTATGGCGCGCGAAGACGACGCCGATGGCGGCGTGGGTGCGTTGCGAGTACAGCCAGCCGCGTCAGTGTGTGGCGCGGCGCGGTGCGATCGCCGCTTCCCGTTTACCACCGACATGCTGCGTGCCGCTACACGGCGTCAGATTGCGTCGGTAGGCGCAGTCGACAAGCAACGCGCTGTAGACGCTGCGTCGGCCAACGCACCAGGAGGGCGAGTGAAGACACAGCCAAGAACGCGCAAGGAACTTTGTCAGTTTCTGCAGGTCTCGTCGGGTGCCTTTGACGCCGAGGCGCTGACCGAGTATCTCTCTGACGACCTGGGCATCCCGCGCAACTGCGTCGTGCGCATCGAGGCGTGCAAGAACGTCAATCTCTCCGTCGCCGTGACACGCGGCCTGGTGACGGTGGAGCAACTCTTAGAGATGTACGTCGTCGTGTCCGACAACGATGCCATCTCGACAACCGACGATGCCCGTGCCATTCTACTCGGCGGCGGCGGCGGCGGTAACAGGTCTCCCGCGGAACGAGCCCTCGAGGACACGCAGGTCGTCGCTGCGTTGCAACGAGTGATTCACCGAAGTGCCCAGGTCGACCAGGCCGCGTTGAAGCGAAATCCCGACATGAAAATGCCACTGGGGCATCGTCTCTGTTTACTCATCGTCGACCGACTCGAACGGGAACGGTGGCGTAACATTGAGTTGCCGTGGACAGCGCCGCTGGACGAGTGGGAAGCGGCCGTGCGCGAACGGCTACAAGACGCGTTCCCAGGCTGGTCGAGCGCCGATCTCAAGGACGCGGGGTGTCGTGTGGCGGCGCCGAGTGCCGCTGCCGGCGACAACAAGGGCGGCGGCGGCGGCGGCGGCACAAAGGCAGCCCAGCCCACGCGTCGTCGCCGCAACCCGTACCAGGTGATGGTGTCCCGCTACCTGACGCCGTCGTCCATGTCGACTCTCGACGACGGGCCTCGCGGCTTGCTGATGTGGTGGTCGGTTGGTACCGGCAAGACGTGTGCACTGTTGTCGATTGGCCAGGAGTTTGCGCGCGCAGGGTGGCGAGTGATGTGGGTGGCACACCCGCGCAACATCAACGTCTACAAGCAGGACGCATGGTGCTTCCGCGACGACGGCGTCGATCGGCCACTCGCCGAGGGTCGCGACATCTTCAAGTTGACGCTATGGCAGTTTGCAAACCTACTGTCAAACCACGCGTCGCAGGAACTGGCGCGACGCCTGTTCAACACGCCCGATCGCCGCGCGCACTCAAACGATCCTCTGTGGCGCACCATTGTGTTGTTCGACGAGGCACACAAGGTGTTTGAGCATCTCGAGTTTAAGGAAGTCGGACCAAACGTGCCACGCGCCGACGTCGGCGGCTACCCGCTGCTACTGTCACAGGCGTTTCGGCGCTCGTACGCCAGGTCGGGTGTGGAAGACGGCGTTCGTGTGGTACTTGCCACAGCAACGCCAACCGACCCGTGCGACCCGATGCGCCTGTCAAGGATGCTCAACCTGCTGTACACGACCGATCGCTTCCCCACAACCGAGGCTGCGTTTCGTAAGCGCTACGACATGAGTGGCGACGACATGAGCCCGAGCGGCGAGGGCATCGTGCGCTTCCAAGAGGACGCACGCGGTGCCATCTCGTACCTGCACTTTAAGGGCCCCGACTTCTTTGCGCCAATGACCGTCGAAAACATTGACGTACCCCTCGACCACGAGGCAGCACACACCTACTGCGCCAACGACGACGAGTTTCGCCAAAGGTTTACCGACACGATGCAGCCCAAGGTGGCACGGGCCAAGGCAGGCGCTGCTAAAACAGGCGGCGGCGGCGGCGGTGGCGGCGGTGCCCGCGGTGGGGGCGGCGGCGCGTGTTCGGGTCGCCGCAAGGATGCATGCACACCGCCCGCGTGTGAGTGGGACAAGCGGTGTCGCAAGGCAACGGGAGCGAGTGCGTCTATGGGAACAAGAAAGGCAAAGGGGGGCTGTTCAGGCTTGAAGCGCATCGATTGCGATGCCCGCGACCCGTGTGCGTGGACAGTGGGTCGCGGGTGTAGCAAGGCAAGCGCGGCTGTTGCTGGAGATGCCGATGACGACATGCCGCTGGCTGGAGGCAAGGCAAAGGTCCCTGTCAAGGCAAAGGCCAAAGCCAAAGCCAAAGCCAAAGCCACAGCCAAAGCCAAGGCAAAGGCAAAGGCCAAAGCCAAGGCAAAGGCCAAAGCGGCACCGGGGGATGATGGTGATGGTGATGGTGACGGTGACGGTGACGGTGACGGTGACGGCGACGGTGGTGGTGGTGGCGGCGACGTGCGCCCGATGGAGGTAGAGCCAGAGGAGTGGACCTTTGACGCAATGACGCCCACGGGTCGCACACTTTCACAGTCGCGTAGTATCGTCGTCAAGCATGGCGGGAAACGCACTCCTGGCTACATTGCTCGATGCGTGCAACGCGCTACAATGGTGGACGCAAAGGCGCACGGCTTTCTAACACAGGCAAAGCGGACCGAGGTGGCAAAGCGAATCGTGCGAGACAAGCCTACCACCTCTATCATGTGGCGCGTCGTTCAGAATATCCATGCGCTCGACGAGGCGGACAGGGCTGCACACGACGGGCGCACGTTTAAGCACGTTGTGTTCTCTGATCTCGACAAGGGCTGGGGCGCACCGTTGCAAAAGGAGGTGCTGGTGCAAGACGGCTTTGGGGCCGTGTGTTACAATGCAAAGTTTGAGCGACGCGGCGGCGGCAAGGGTGGCGACGACGACAACACGGGTGTGCCGACGGCGCACATCACGTTCCAAAGTGAGCACAAGCCCGACACAAAGCGTGGACGCAGCGACAGTGACCGCGTTGTGTTGTTACGACAGATCACCCCGTCGACGAGTGGATCGTGCAGTGGCGGTGGTGTCGATGACCCAAACCGCAAGGGCGAGATTGTCAAGGCGCTATTCGACGCTGTCAACTCACGCACGAGCAACCTACACGGCGAGATGGCGCGCATCATCCTACTCGAGCGCCTCAAGGAGGGCGTCAGTCTGTTTGACGTTCCGTACCTGCATGTTACAGAGGTTCCGGTGTCGGAGACGGATCGCGAGCAGTTGATCGGTCGCGTGCGGCGCTTCTGCGGCCAAGCAGGCCTGCCTCGCACTGCCGAGGGTGGCTTCCGCCCCGTGACCGTGTTCTTCTACCACGCCCGTGTCCCGTACACCTTTGTGTACAATGGTAACGACGTTGAACTTCAACAGTTTGTCGAGGACGCACTGCGCGAGCAGTGCAACGTGCGGTTGTACGACACGATCGTGCGCATGTCGCGTCTTGCCGCTGTCGACCGCGACGCCTTTGTTGCGTACAATGGATGCGTCTCGCCGACGCAGAAACTGTGGGACATGAGCGCCGAAAAGACGGTGCCCGACGAGGTTGCGCGGCTGCACCCCACCTGTTACACGGGTGAGCCTATGCGCGTCGACGAGCGTCCGAAACGGGGCGCCCCCAGTGTACAAACGGCCAGATTCGTTGTTAATCTGACGTCGAACCTCGTTGACGTTAGCATGCTACGCGCAGCGTACACCACGGGCAGTGAGATAGCGAGGGACATGAGCGTCGTTCACATTATCGTGCCCCCGCAACTCATGGCGCTCGTTACCGACACGCGTGGCGCGGTCATGCCCTCTGTCACGGTGAACATTGCGCGCATTCGTGGGGGCTGCATGAAGCAACGGTGCTGTGGCAACGAAAGCGATGCGTTTGAACGCGCGCGTTCGCTGCTCACCAGCGGCTCTGGTTACGGCGCTATGGTCAAGTCGTCGTTCTTTGACGCGGACACGATGGCCGCTCTTTCCGACGACCGTATCCGCCATCAGTTTGCGTCGTTGCACACGTGGCGCGCACCGCCAGAGCGACGCTGTGCTACGATGGTCGAAACGATCCACGAGAATGTACAGTCTGGCCGGAGCAAGGCAACCGAGGCGGGCCGCCACGTGTCGGGCCCCCTCCTCATGTACGGAGGCCAACTGATGCCGCGCCGCGTGCTCGACGCGCCCTACGACACGCACCCGTTGCCACACGGCATGGACTTTGACGGCGACGGCGACGGCCGCAGTGACCGCTCGTTCTTTGGCGTGGCCGACGGGGGAGACGTGTTTCTCGGCACGGTGACGACACAGGGTGCGCACGGCGTGTCGTTGTACGAGATGCAGCAACTATTGCGACTTGTACCCGGTGCGCAAAGCATTGTTAACCTGGGCAACGACGTTGACAGCCGCCCCGTATTGGTGTTTAAACTCGCCGGGGACGACACGACCGTCGTAGAGGTGTACGGACACAGCGAAACACCTGTAGACGCTACGTGGAGGAACGAGGACGTTGTTTATCTTACGGTGACGGCCGATCCAGGGGACTTATGAGGCGGGCGTTTTCCGTTTTCGTCTTGACGTACGTTTCACGCACACGCGTTCGGTGCCCCCTGACGGCACGGTGCAGATAAACTCTCGCTTCCGCTTTCCATCTTCCGACTTTTCGCACCAACCAGGGCCACACGGCTCGCCCTCGCGTGCCATGGGTTTCTTAAACTCCTTGCGCCGCGAGTCGTCGGGACGTTGGCAGCGTAGTGTGGTCCGAGAGCAAACACGCCTGTTGCCGTCATCGTCATTGGCACAGCGGCCGGGTACACACCTTTCACTAAGCGGGGGAATCGTCGCCGGGGGGAGTTTGTCGTCTGCTGCGTCACTTGCGGCCCTACGTCGCCTTGTCCGTGCCGTTGTTGCGGTAACAGTGGGGGGAGGGGGTGCTGTTTTCGGGGGTTCTTCTGCTGCTGCTGCTGCTGCTGCTGCTGATGTTGTTTGGGGTGGCGCTGCTGAGGTGAGCGGCGCTGCTGTTATTGGCGTGGGCGCCTGTTTCTGTTTTTCCCGAATGCGCGTGTTATGTGGACGTGGGGTCTCTTTCCAGAACTTTGCCTGTAACACCTGCTCATTCAACTGATCCGAAACAGAAGGCGCATGTGATACAGGGCGCATTCGTTTCAGCCGAGCAGCAGTGTCAAGACTGCCAGTGCTAGTCGAGGACGACTGGTCGTCATCCGGAGTGGTACGTTTCTGACTCCGAGGCATGTCTACACCTGGCTCTGACGTCGATACTGCCATGATAGCACCGTGCGCGCGTGTGTGTACGTGTGTGTGTGTGTGTGTGTTGTGAGGGGTAGATGAAATTTTACTGCAGTAACTGTACTACCCGCGGCGATGTGCGATCGAGGCTAAAACATTGCACAACAGTTCTGCACACGCGAGGCCCATGCCCACGTGGAGACCGAAACGGAACGGACTCGTCATAGCGAGCACACCGTTGTCTGGGCAGTGGCGTTTTGCAGGTCGCTGATGACAATTGTAGGTGTCGCCATCGCTGTCGTCGTCGTCGTCGTCGTCGTCGTAAACATCCACGCCCTCCGCGCTGCTGTCACCCTCGCCGCCACACTCACCACTGTCACCACTGTTGTCACTGTCGCCCTCTTTGCTACTATCGTCGGCGCTGCTGTCGTCGCAAACCGAGTCGCTGTCTTCATCGCTCTCGTCGTCGTCGTAATCATCACCGTAAGATACCGTGTCATCCTCATCACTGCTGTTGCCGTGCCCGTCGCATCGAGGGGTCACTGTCTGATTGACAGCGGCATGCCCATTGGCCCGTGCCTTTCTCAAGATGTCGTCGCTGAGCGCGAGCAATTCGTCTTGCACCTCACTGTAAACACCCAGGCGTGACAGAGACCCCCTGAGAATTGTGATAGCAGAAATCGCACAACTAAAGTCTTGTTCCGCGTCTGGGCACTCGTACGGCGTGTGTGTACCGCGCGATGGCGACGCGACGGCGGCGACGGCATCGACCATGTCGGGGACAGACTCGTCGAGTGTGGTGGGTGGTGGCGTTGGAGGTGACGTGGTCACCGGCAAAGGTGGTGATGGGGATGACCGTATGTGGTAGTCGCTGACAACATCCAGGTCACACGGAACACCCCCACATTTGCGCTTGTAGTCGTCGCTCCCCTGCATCGCGCGCGCCCACTGGTGTGCTGCTGCTGCTGCTGCTGCTGCTGCTACTGCTACTGCTACTGCTGTTGCAACGTTCGTCGGTCGCACAGACGTGCTCTGTTAGGCGCCCGAGAAAATTGCATATCGTTTACGTACGCAGCGACGGCGGACGTGGTTCAGCGTCGCAACGCTCCAGCACACTCGACACGGCTCTAGACGACACTGCTGTGTTCCAAGTTTTCGACAATGCACGAATCTGAGCGAGTAACTCGACAATGTCGTCCCCACCGTGTATCACCGCTTCGCACATGTGTCGCACAACACTGGGAGAGTGCAGTGTCATTTCGCCGACTCGCCGATGAAGTTGTTCAACGCGTTGCATCAACTCGAGTAGTCTTGACGCAGACTCATCCGCCAAACACAGAGGGGGTGTGATCACTGTCATGCTCGGGTCCATCGTGTTGTTGTTGTCGTCGTCGTCGTCGTCGTCGTCGGTGCTGACACTGTCTGCGACAGTGGGGGGCGTTACAGTGTCGTCAGTGTCGTAGTTATCTCGGCGACTTGGTGAGGTGGGTTTGTATGCATAGTTTGACAAACGACTGCGTTTGTTTGTGGACGCAGTAGTAGTTGTCGTTGTTAGTACCCCACTTGACCTGTCGTGTTCCAAACGTGCCTGCGACAACGGGTCGTTTCTTTCTGCTGTACGAGTGCGTTTCTTGGCTGCTGGCGTCGTGTTTGCCAGGTCGATCACTTGAGACGCGGGGTTGTCGTGTGTCTGCGCAAAGTGCACCACAGCGTCCCACAGGTCGTACACGTCGTCGAGTGCAGTGTGTTTCTGCTTGTGGTCATTCTTGAACGACGCAATGATAGTTTGTAGTTTGTAATTGGGCAGGTGCGGTGCACGTTGGCGAAAGAACGGCTGTGTGTCGTAAAACTTCCAGTTTTGCGGTAGGCGAAACTCATTGTCGTTCAACGCACGCGCCATGCTCCTCTCCAAGCGACTGCGATCGAATACAACATTGTGTGCAAGAAACACAATGTCGGCAACGTAAACGTCGTCTCCGGCGGCGGCGGCGGCGGCAGCAGCGGCTGTGTGCGTGTATCGTGTGCACCAGTCGTGAAAACGCACGTACACCTTGTCAATAGCGGGAAACTGCTTGAGAAACTCGTCTGTGTACCCCGTTACGCGCGCGGCACCCGGCTGCATCCTCTGGCTAGGGCGTACGTGTTCGCTGAAACTCTCGCATGTTGCCGGTCGATACGCGCCAATCTCGACGACGTCTGAATCGCCAAAGCCAGTCGTTTCCGTGTCGAAAATGATCACATTCTGAGGTACAGGGGGGTGTACGGTGTTGCCGTGTCCGTGGCGTCCGTGGCGTCTGTCATCCTCGTCGTCGTCGCCGCCGCCGCCGCCGCCGCCGCCGCCACCACCGCCGCCGTCGCTGCCGTCGCCTGGTGCCATGGATCACACACGCTTCACCGTGTCGTGATAAATGCGTCGCGATCATGCATCTTATTTATGCGCTGGTGTTTCCGCGATTTTCATCGGTCGGTGATTTTCACTCTTTGACGCGGCGTCTGTTATTGGCCCGGGATCGCCGCGTCGATTACTACCGACACGGCCACCGCGAGGCCTGTAACAAACACTGCGTAGAACCACGGGCCGCAGTTTTTCAGTTGTGGCGTGTTGCTAAACCACTCGCTGATCGCCGCGTTCCACGCAAGTGCCGCTACTAGCATCACAGCATTGATAATCAGCAACTTTGTTTGAATCCCAAAGCGCTGCACAATCTGCGGCGGGGCAGCACTCATTTCACCCACAGCCGTCGTCGCTGTCGCCGTCGTTCCTTGTGCAGAGGTGCTCCTGACGTGTTCCCGACAAAAAAACAGGTCATGATCGAAAACTCGGAACGTAAATGCGATGGGTATAGCGCAAAACGAAAACGACAGGCGGACGCGGGCGACGACGACGACAACAACGACCAGGACGTGTACGTCGAGACAGAGATTGATCACGACGAGTCACACGAGGCAATGGTGCGTGCGTACGTAGAGTACAGGAACGTGTTGTGCGACGACGACGACCACGACGACGTTGACGCTGACGATGTTATTTGTGGCAGCGACAGCGTCGAGTTGGGAATGTATAATCGGCGCGTCTACGAGGAGTTTGTGCGCAAGTACCAACGTAAGGTTGCCGCAGGCACGTGGGTGGTCGTGTACGGGGGACGGTGTCGTACGTACGAGCATGCAGTTGGTGCTGTGGGGCACACCGTGTTCCTACGTCGAGTAGGTACGGTGTTTTTACTGACTCGCATGGGCGACCGTGTCGTTGCCGACGACGAGACGGGAAATCTACGACGGCCGATGCGACAGCGTCTGTCGGGTGTTTATCCACCATTTGTTGTGGTGTCGTCGTCGTCGTCGTCGTCGTCGCCACACGCGTCACGTGGACAGGATAAGACATACACGGCGCAACACGGCCGGCGGCAAGCGAGCGGTGCGACTTAGAAGCCACAGGGGCGTAGCGTTGGCCGCGCCGTTGAACCAAGGCCACCGTATTCGTGCATGCCAAAACACTTGCATGTACTTGGTGTACAACGTACGCGTGGTAGCCGTGGCGCCAAGATGTTTGCTCATTTGCCACTGTTCGCGTCGTCCGAGTCGAACTGCGTGCGTGGCCGCTGTTACATGACTGATCTGCGCATGTGTTCCTTCGCCGCGTTGCATCCACAGTGCGGCGCGCGCACAACGCGCCTTGTCCAACGCATTGACGTACGCATGAAACGTAGCAAGGCCCGTGGACGCACCAAACGCATCGTGCACGCGATGCGACTGTCGAGCGTCGGCCAGCACACAAACTACAATGTCGGTGGCGCGCTCCAGCACCGCGGGAGGCGTGGCTGCTGCGAGGTCTGCTGCGGGCACAACAATCGCCCAGTCGAAACACAACACGTCCGACGCGTCAAACACCGGGCGGGTCTCGCTGTCCACGTGCCAAAGATCACACGCGTCTCGGTGATCGACGATGAACAACGTGCGCTGCTCGCCGACAGCACCCTGTTGTGCAATCGACGTGTTTCTACGCGCGACGCGTTGCAACAGGTCTCGGTCGGGCATCTTGTCGTACACGAAACACGCTGGGACATGGCGCTTCCACTCGATAAACTGCTCGCCGTCCGACACGAAAGCAAGAGCAGCGTTGCACCGGTACCACTGCTCCTCCACGAGTGCGCGAAGCGTTTCTGCACACAACCGCGACGCTCGCTTGCCCCGCTCGTCGATCACAAGCAGCAACATGGCTCCCGCTCGTCCCTCATGACGTTTGCGCGATAAAAGTCAACATTTGCACGACGCGTTTCACATCAGCGCCATTCTTTCCCATCGTCACAGTGACACCTCGCACGAGACGACATCTCGTCGACACCTCATCAACACTCAACCCACTATGTTTCCCGGCGGCGGACGCGGGCGTGGCAAGGCTGCAGGCGGCGTTGGCGGCCGCGGAGGCATGGCGTCGATCCAACGTGCCATGGCCACTTCGATGGCGACGGGTAGAGCGCTGCAGCAGCAACAGCAGCAATGCACATCGGGACAACCGACTGTTGCGCCGTCGTCGTCGTCGTCGTCGTCGTCGTCGTCGTCAGAGGCTGCAACACAGGCGCTAAAGTTCTTTGCGTCGCGTGACTTTATCAACCTGATCGTGTGTGCGTGTCGGATGCATTACGACGAGTTGCGCGTCGCTGCCAGTGCCGCGTTCGGGGGCCACAGCGCGGGCGGGGCTGTGTGTGTGTATCAAACGGTGGGCCAAGACAAGGTGTCGTGGACGGTGCATCTGGTGCCGCATGACCGCATCAAGGCACTGGCGTCTCATCCTGACGCGACAACAGTGGCCGACGACAAGAGCAAGAACACCATCGTGCAACACGTGGCAACCCTGTCGGGGGTTGACGCTGGCAGCGACAGTGTCGTGTCGCTGTTGGTTGCCTGTGGCGGCTCGACGATAACCGACTCTTTGACAAAGCAGAGCGTGGTGGTCGCAGTCGACAGCGCCCTGACGGCGCAACAACGCGGGGCAATGACGCAAAACGAGATCTCGATGGTCGCGATGACGTGGAACGACGGCATTGCCGTCGCATTGCGAAACGCCATGGCGGCACGCACCACCGCGTGATGTTTTGTTTTTTGTTTTTAAAACCTATCAAGTAGCATCGTCGTGCTGCCGCACCCGTCCGGTCACGTACCGACCGACCGACCGACCGAGATGGCCACGCGCCGTGTGCTGATGCAATGTCGTGTGCGTCGCTCGCTCGACGACACGGACGCAGAGGCACCGCTGTGTCGTCGCCTCCTGCCGGGACACATGTTAATGTCGTCTGACGTTGAGCGGGGCCTGTCGTGTATCGTCGGCGACAGCGGTGGCGTAGTTGCGTGTGACTTTGTCGACATGTTTCTAGTGCCGTTTTACCGCGTGTGTAGGCACAACAAAATCACGCACCGAGACACCTGGCCGCCACACAGACACGGACCGGGCGTCGTCGACTGGGGAAACGTTGCGGCGAGCATCGACGAGCAAAAGCGTCTCTGCGAGGAGATCAACACGGCCGCGCGCGCCATCACAGACCACACGCGGCGATTCGTAGCCTTCCCATACGTCGCAGTCGGAAGCGTACAGCAGCACTTTATCTTGTTGCTCTTTGATCGACACACGGCAACACTGGACGTGTACGACTCTACCGGCAGTGCGTACGCACACGAGGGCAGACGAGCGGCAGCGTACGTTGCTTGGCTTATCGAGTGGCTGGGCGAGTGTTGTCACACGCCGCCGCCGCCGCCGCCGCCGCCGCCGCCGCCGCCGCCGAGTCGAGTGTCTCAACTGCGCGTACGGTGGGTAGTGTCGCCAAGGCGGCCACACCAGGCCCCCACAAACAGCGTAGATTGCGGCGTGTATGTTTTGGCGTATGCACTAGAACGGTGCGCTAGGAGGCGCGATGCTACGAGCATAGTCGTGTCACAGCGAAATGTCGACGAAATGCGCACCGCGTTGACGAGGATGTTCGAGCGCAGTGGCCTTCTCGTGCCTCAAGGAAAGAAATAAACGGCAGATCACACAGTAGTGTCGTCACTATCGTCGTCGTCGTCGTCGTCGTCGTCGTCGGCGCCTCCACGTTCTAACACGCGCCCCGTGGATACACCAATGGATACGACAGGCGGGGGCGGTGGCGGCGGCGACGGCGGCAGCGGGTCTGGGTACACAAACATCGCGTATACAATAGCGCAGAACATGAGCGCCGCGGCGACAATCAATGCCCCGACAACAACCATCGCCTCAACCTGTTCTCTATGACCCACGATG